TCTTCTCTGTTTCTACTAAACTGCACATGGTTGTCTTTGACATGCTCTCTGAATATCCATGTAACAAGACCGCCGACAAGAGCAAGCAACATACTGCCAACACCCAAGAGCCAAGCAATAACTTTAATATAATCCTCATCTTTAAACATTTACACATGCTCCCCCGCCTCTGACGTACCTTATATTATTTTGTCGCTATCTGCCTTGATCCTATTGTATCAATCTGATAATGAACCCCGATTGAATGTAAAAAAGCATTTCCAGTAAATGTATCTGTTCCACCATTTTGTCTGAAAAATCTAAATGCAACTATTGCACCTATTTTTAATAATGTTCCCGGTATTATATAGACGTTTGAAAAAACATGTTGTCCGACAATACCAGGAGTTGGTACGGGTGTACCTGTTTTTGTATCGTTTGCTAAAAATGTTTCTCCGCTATTTGCTACTGAAAACTCAATTCCCCATACTATATTTCCGGTGTTTGTTGTAGTTGGTGACCAGTGAGCATGAACATATAAATCTCCACCTTCTCTGTAATCGTGTGGAATTTCAAAAGAGCCATAAACTTCATCAGCTACACCTGCATCAAATCTTGCGCCGTATATACCACCTTGAAAAGCTGCATAAATTGGAGGAGTATTACCTGGTCTTAAATTTGATGCTGAAATTATTATATCGTCCCAGACTTCTGCATCACCTGTGAATTTCAAGGTTCCATCAGGTTCAAACTCACTGTAATTATCGCCACCGTCTCCAAAAGTGGATTCTCCAAAATCAGAGGTAAAGACAACGCCAGTTTCATCGGATTTAACCGCAAGACTTTTTCTGCCTTTACCGGTATAATCACTAAGTACATCGACAAGCTCAATAAATTCGTTCGTATATGCAGCAGGCGTACCAGGGTTCCAACCACTGCCAGAAAATACATAAGTAAGCTGAGTCTCTAAAACTTCGGCATAATCACCACTATCAACAACTGGAAAAGAAGCTTTAAGAGTTGAAAGTTTATCGAATGTACCTCTGTTAATAGCCATGACTAACTGCCAAAAACAACTTTCTGGACTTTTTGTACTACAGGTGAGCTTGAACCTTGCACTACTATCATTCTACCCACACACACCGCACTGTCTCTGATAATCGCAGGTATTTCAACCTCTCCGCTATTCATAGCAGCTTGTTCAGACGCAAATTTATTTGATAAGACATTAAACATAAGCAATCCGCTTGCGCTTACTACTCTATAAATATTATTGCAAACATATTCGCCACCTGTTAAATTCGCAAGACCGGAGGCACTTTGATACTGGAGATTGTCAATGGTCGTGACTTTTGATTTCTGCCATACCTGAGAGCTGTCTTTGTAATATAAATACATATCATTAAGAAGGGTTTCAGTGTCCATTGCTGTACATGCAATCTCTTCAACGCCTGTGCTTACGGTTAACGCACCGAGTTCAACATAAAGACCGGAATTGACAAGGGTGAAAGTATCGAGTATATCAAATTTTTTACGTCTACTTCTTACTTTGAGATTCTTTTCAGCAAGACCGTAACCGGTCTGACCAAAGGGGATATTGAAAATAGTATCTTCAAAAAATAGGACTGTTGCAACTGGTATTATGCTTGAATAGTTCAGACTTGTTTCTGCGGTGTAAAACACCCATGTAGGCACTGCACTTGCGTATGATATTCCCAGGAAGTTAATACCTACGTTCGGAGTAAGAGCAAGTTCGGCTACGCTGTATTCTCCAAGAACACCATCCTGTCCGGCTAGTGAATAGATAAATACATCGGTCTCCGGACAAACGTATTTATCATCGTCATCGAGTACGGTCGGCAAAGTGGGGTAAGTGCCTTTAATACCAGCGTATCTTGGTATATCCATATAAGCACTTGAAGGACTCTGAAGATATGCGTAATTGTCGATAGCAACGCTTGTCAGGACTTCTGTAATATCTTTATTGATAAGACAAGCCGTTGGCAAGTCAAGAACAACTCCCCATTTATTTAAAGCCCACTCCTGAAGAACATTATCAACTTCATCAAGTGTACTTACAGCCACAAGTACATCATATAATTTGCTAAGATAAGTAACCTGACAATATCTTAAATTTTTCCTACTAATAGTCATAACCTATACCTCTATATTAATCTTATTGCTTTTTCCATACCCTGAATGGCTTCATCAACGGCTCCATCAATATCATCATCACTAAATCCACCAAAACCTGCGCTGTCACCTTCACCTTCAGCTCCCTGATCATCTCCTCCCCCTTGTTCATCCATAGCTGCAGCCTGTTTAGCTTGTAGCCATATGCTGTTTAATATTACATCCCCGTTAGGTTCAGGTTCTAAGCCCAACTCTTTCCGGAGTTCATTTACCGTAAGGTAGGTTTCAACTTTCTTTTTGTTAAGATCTGCTTCAAAGCCTTTATCGGAATTAGCAAGACCGTTAAACCTGAATACAAAATCTTTTGCGAACTTATATCCGCTAACTCTAAGCCAACGATTGACAATATATGCGAAGTCTCCGAGTAACTGATTAAGCCCTCTGTTTTTACTGAAGACCTGTTTAGCGTCTGCATTTTCTGAAAGTACATTTTGAGCCTGGTTAAATCTAAGCCCTGCTTCTGCCGGATCTGCACCCATTATAGAACATATCAGCGCACCGCAAAACTCCATGTATTTCTGATATTCCATGTCTCTGTTATTAGGCATGAGGTTAAGTATTTTAGCATCTGCATTTAGAAGAGGTATATTCCACTGACCGTCTACACCTTCAAAGTTAGCCATCCACTCATCTTGAAGATCCTCCATTTGCTCCTGAGTATATCCACTTTCCTTACCCATAGCAAGAGCGACTTTAGGAATAGCACCACGGGCAAGACCGTTGCTATTATAAGAAATACTGTTAATAAAAGCCGTGACGGCCATATTTGCTTTTTCAACTACGCTATAACCTTGTTTGTAATATCTGATATCGTTAAGGTCAGAACCTATGTCATAAATAAGGTCGGTATTTTTAAAAGCTGCAGCAATACCACCGCCTGTCATACCGTAAAGAAGTTCCTGAACAAAAGCAATCTCTTCTACGGCTGGTATATTTTCAATCTTTGCTTTTCTTATCTCATCGGTGAGTTTATTAAAACCGCCAATCATACCCGTACTGATCTGACTCACACTGCCATAAAATCCACCTGGAAGTACGGGGTAAATCGTGGCACCGTCAAGAGTCCAAAGCGCAACGGTTTCACCTTTACGGTTTCTTTCTACTTCCCAGCAAACTTTATCAATTAACAACCGGTCACGCATATACATGGTCATACGTTCCCTGAAAGTAGGGGGTTCGTCTGCTACCTGGAAAGGCTGGTAATCTTCTGTGCAGCCGTACATAAGCAAGTTTTCAAGAAATAGTTTTTGTTTTTCCTGTTCAGGGGTAATTGTAGCTTTTTCATCGCTTAAACATACTTCCCAACCCGGTATGTCTTTATCATGACTTGTATGAGCATACTCAATACCTTGCTGAATACGCAAAGTAGTAATAGCACCAACTACGGGATTTTTACGCTCAATGAGTCTTAATAATCTGTCGGGGATTTTGTCTATCGGATAGACTACATTGTTGTAGTTTACATTATGAAGCCAGTTGTATTGAACACCCTTTGGTACTGAATTATACAACTTCCGGTCTGCTGTCTTTACAGCAGCAGCACCGGCGTTATACGCATCAAGATAAGTGTCTTTACTTAACTGACTCTGGTTATTCTGTATCTGGTTCTGTTTTTTCTGCTTTTTCTTTGACATCTACTTTTTCTTTAGTAGCTGTCGCTGGTTTCGGACTTTTGCCTGTTCCTTTTTTAGTTTTTTCATCTTCATCACTGCCCTCATCTGCTTTTTCCTCAAAAGGAAAGGATATAATGTTGTTATTTCTGACAATAACAAAATCGTCAAGCCCTTTTTCTTCCTGTGCGATTGCTATCATATTCCATACAGCTGCAGCGGTGACAAGCCCTTCGGTAGTCAAAAAACCATCTCTTAATAATTCAGGCTGTTTTGCATTGATCTGATCATACACCTTATTTAATGCGTCTTCAAATTTCATATTTACCTCTTTATTTTTTAATTTTAATACTTACATACATGTTTTGACCTATTCGCCTCAAACAATCTGCGTAATGAGTTCGGGGAGGAACTAAAAGTCTTGTCAGTGTGCCGTCTATAAAAAGAGCTGTGTTTTGTGAGGGAGTCAGCTTTTTACCTGCTCTCTCACAATTGTGTTTGTAAATCTCATCAAACTCTTGAACGATAGCCCTGTTTTTTTCCATGCTCTCAATACCGGCTTCATGCTCTTCAAAATCTACCCGATTACGCCTTTTCAATTTATACCTCTCCACCATTTAGAAAAATTGCTATCTGGTAAATTCCTGACAATAGCTTCACATAAGTCTTTGACCGCATCTTCGAAAGTCTGAGATACACCTCTCGCCATCCAGTCCTTTTCAAATACCGGTATTCTATCAGCACTTAAACTGTTTTCAATCGTAATTCCTTCGAGTTTAAAATCATAGAATACTCTTGGGAAAATAGTCTCATCGACCAGACTCCAACAAAAACCCATATCATACATAAATTCTAATCTTACCGGAATTTCGGAATTATATATTTGCTGTAGAATTTTTGAAATGTTTATTTTCAAACCCTAAAGCACCATAGCAATTTCATAAGATTTTTGCTTCATGCTTTCGTACACGATTCTGTTATTTACCTGGAGAGTTTTAGAAAAGTGGAAGAACTGGTCAAAGAACGGCATGTAATTAGCTTCTTTGATAATACCTACAAGATCAAGACCTTTTATCGGCACAAGGTTAGGATTCTTTTCAGGTCCGAGTTTAATTCGTTCTTTGCGCTGCAATGTTTCGGGAAGTAATAAGGTTTTATTATACTCTTTCATGTCTTTAGCTGGTAACTCTCTTTTACCACCTGAATACGCTATAAAATAAATTTCATCCCACTCAATAACGTACTGACCTATTTTTGACGTTCTATTACTCATCTTTCATCTCCATATCGAAAAATACATTAGGCGCAAGATCCTTAACAATCTCAAGCATTTTATTAGCCATCAGTCTTATCTCCCACTGAGATGTTTTATCTAGTCTAAGTTCAAAGAAATGTCTGAGATTTCTAAAATCCGAAGTAAAAACAATTTCAGTATGACATGAGTTCGGCAGTATAAATCTCGCATCCTCTTTAGGTATGCCGTCTTCAATAAAAGCCTTGTAAGTGTTTTGAACAGCTTCCATAAGTGCAAGATAAGCACTTAGCGCAAGTTCGTTAGGGTGGTGTTTTATGCTATCGGGTATGACAAAATCAAAACCGTCTTCTCTTACATATCTTTGACTTTTCTGGCTAAAAGAAAAAGTTCTATGTCTGACAAGCTGATGAGTTAAAGCTCTACTTACTCCGGAAACTCTAAAAGTAACAGAAGCATGTTCAAGTAGAGATAAGTGACCCGACTTAATCCATCTCTGAATTATTGTCTTGTCTCCAGTTTTTGACTGATAACAAGTTCTTCCTGCCTCTTCTATTACGCTTTCACAATCGGGTGTAACGCTTATAAGTTCAACTATCATACACCCTCTTTAACGGACTGAATTATTTTATCAAATATCTCTTTTTTGATATTGCCGTTTTCTTCAATCTGCTGTGCAAAGAATGTTATGTCTTTGACTTCGATCTTAAACACATCTGCGTATTTTTCCAGAGTTTTAAGCGTAACTTCTCTTCTGCCGTTTTCAAGTTCAGAAAGTACGTTATTCTTAAACTTCAAACTCATAGCCATTTCGCCTTGACTTATATCGCTGTAAATCCGGAGCAACCTCAAAGCCTGACTTAATGGATTTATTTTTTTATCGTACATTTTTCCTCTCTTGTCTTAAAATGTGGTGTTGCTGGGATTTAACCAGTCGGGGTAATATAGCCTCTGCATACATCTTGCCAACACCGAGTAACTTAATTTGTGAATTCAAATACAACCTATACATAATTATTTTTCTTCAGTGCCACCTGTCGCCATGATTAGCGGTATAAGGGACTTGAACCCTTAACTTTTAGATTGGAAGTCTAAATCTCTACCAATTGAGTTAATACCGCAGTTTTTGAATCTATTTTCAAGACTCACGGGGCGATACGTTCATTCTTTTAAAGAATCCGACACTTAGGCAAATGCCCTCCGAAACGCCGTACTGCACCCAATGCGATCTGCGAATTTGAAAACGAGTGTGTATCACCTCGTCAATCTTGAAAATTTGGAACAGGTGGGATTTGAACCCACAACCGACTGGTTGCAAACCAGACACGCTCCCATTGCGTTACTGCCCCGTTTCCGGTTTCGGAGACACTTACCGGAAGAAGTGCTGACGTTTATTAAATATAGAGGAGGTTCAGAACTATATTTTATTATTTCTCCTAGATTTTGTTTCGTTAAAATCTTTTAAAACGTGTTCGGCGCAAAACTACAAACTTAAACTACCCGAACGAAGTTTTAGCGTTCCCGAACAACTTAAAACATTGAATAAATTAAGTTTCGTTGGAATTTGAGAGAGGTAAGATTCGAACTTACAAATTCATTTAGAATCCTAAATGGTGAGTTTATACTTCTCACTTTGCTTTTACCTATTACAAAGGTGTGCGTCTACCAATTTCGCCACTCTCTCGTTTCAGCTACGTATCACCAAGATTTTATTCTATTTGTGACCGTTGTCCCGTGAACCTCCTGCCTCTGCTGATCAAGGTCAATGATATGCAACGGGCTGCATCTTTATATTCATCCGTATATCTATAAAGCGTCCCCAACTAATAACGAGCAACGGGGGGAAATTTGCCAAAGACGGGATTCGAACCCGTGTGCCAGTGATTCATAAAACTAACGCCTCTCCTCACCTGGTTTATATCGTCGTTCATCTGTTCGTCCGCTCCAGACCACTTTGGCTGTACTGCTATTTCTTGATTTTTTTCTCAGCTTTTATCAGCTCTTTGAGTTTCTTTTCTTCAGCTTTTAACGCAACCACTTTCAGCGTTTCGTTAGCAATCTTTGTCTGAAGCTTGAAAAGTTTTGCTTCGGTTTTAGTCATTACATTTCTCCTTTTTAAATTTTTAATTTTTACCCAGATAAAAGTTCTTATCGCCGTAATTTGAACATGTAAAGAGCAATCGCTAATATCCGAGACTGTTAATAATATAATTTTGTTTTAATCAATAATCCAAACCTACTAAATATATAATACCCTGTCAATAAAAATTTTTACTTTTCTTTAAATTTTTCAATTTCTTCACGTTTTCGCTTACGCTGTGCTACCATAACGTCTTTACGCTGTTTTCTCTCAGCTTTTTTAATCTCTATCAGTCCTTTTTTCTGGTCGGTTAGGGTACCGCTTAGAACGCCTGGTTTGCCTTTCATAAATGCTAAATGTTCAATGCTATATCTTACTGAAGCAATTGCGTCATCCATAATAGCAACGGGTTCATCCAACGGGTTTCCGTCTTTATCTTTTCGCCAAGCATACTGTTCTAACTCCTGCATAAGTCGGGGGCATCGGTCACTATCAACATACCATCTATCAAAACTTTTAATATAATCAATGGTTCTTAGAACTGAACCTTTTCCCTTTTTAGCTCCGATAAAAGAATAGCCATGATTCACAAATTCTTTCCCCCTTGCCGGATCTTCGCTATCATAAACAACTCTCTGGTTTTTTGGAATAAAATTAAATTCTTCTACAAGTTTTATAAATTCTGCATTAGTAGACTCGTAAGCTACAAGTTCATCAAAGGTATATAAAATATTATCTTTAACATAACTTAAAGTCATACATGTCGGGTGATTAAAACCCCAGTCGCAGCCAGCCAAAATTTCAGAGCTGTCAATGGTTTCTTTGTCAAAAGGAAAAGCCATAGACTCATAATTATTAAAGATTTTACCTTCTGATATACCCCACTCACCAAGCGCATAAATCCTGTACATATTATAATTTTCTTTTTTTAGTGACTCAAGAGTTTCACCATAGGTATCATCAATGAATATATTGTCTTTGTAAGTGCTGCTATGCTTATATGCTTTATATTCATTTGAATCGTAGAAATATTTTTTTATAAAATTATTACTTGAAACTGGATTTAGAAGAAGCGTCATTTGAAAATAATTTTTCGACTCCCCTCTCATTCTTAAAAGTAACTGTATAACACTTTCAATATTTCCTTCTGAACTTTCTTCAAAAATTACTCTTTCAAGAATACCAGAAGCACCAGGGAAACTGAGGCTTTTTAAGCGGTCCACATCTCCTTCGAGTCCTCTAAAGTAAACCATTGAACCATTTATTTTACATAAAAAAGACATTTCACTCTTATTTTCTTTAAAGAAATCACTCAATCCAAACTTATTTATTATCTGTTTCGTTAAAGCGAAAGTCGAAGTCCGGTTACTCGCAGCAGTTTGGCGCACCACCAAATGATTGCAGGCATTTACAACCATATCATAAATCATCTGTGAAAAAATAGTATATGATTTTCCTGAACCGGCTCCACCTTTCAAGATTCGTATTTTATTATTATTTTCTATAGCTTCCCAAAAATGAGGAGATATACAATCATAAAAATTAGAAAAATCTATTACTTGTTTAGACATTTAAAGATAACTCCTTGATCAGGATTGAACCAATGTTATTTTTATCCCAATAAGGTATTTCTATAAATTTAATACTATTCTTTAAGCAATACTCTTTTTTGATACTATCTCTTTCTTTTCTTTTTTCAAACTTATCTTCTGTTTTATGAAAATATTCAAAAAACTCATAATGCTGAAGACCATTATATTCTATTACCGCATTATATTTTTTTAAATAAAAATCAAAAGGAAGATGATTTTTCAACTTACAATCTTTAAATTTTTTCTGCTGTTCAAATTTTATTTTGTTCTTTTCAAGAAAAGTTTTAACAGCTACTTCTCCTTGACTGCTATTACAAATATAGCAACCGCATTTAGCATGAGTATGACTTCTTGGTATTTGATAAAAAAACCCTTTATGAAGATTACAGAAAATTTTTACTTTTGTATTGTTATTTACATAGTTAACATGATCATAATTATAAATATCTCCATGTATATCTATAGCCTCTCGAACAAATTCTTCTTTACCTTTTCGGTTAGTAGATTTTGAAATTTCTTTTAAACATTTTGGACAACAATGAACACTTCTCAAATGAGAGTCAGGACTTTGTTCAAATATATAGTTATGCTTTTTACATATAATTTTAACATTTTTTTTCACATCTTTAAATTCAACTAAATTATAATCAAATCTATCTTCATGTTTTTCTCTAGCTTTTTCTATAAAACTTTCAAGTGTATATTTTGAATTACCAATACTTATTTTTTTACTTCTCCCACAAGAACAACCCTGTCCCTGTAAATGGTTATTTGAATTTTGCATAAAAAAAACATTATGCTCTTTGCAAAATATTTTCATAGGAATATGACAATTGATATATTCTGCGTGAGAATAATCATATTTATCACCATGAACTTTTTTAGCTTTTTTAATAAATTCTGTAATATTAGATTTTTTACTATGTGAGCAGTCAGGACAATTTTGTGGACTTCTATTACTATTATGATCGTTAGGAGTCTGGAAAAAAGATCCGTGGATAGGGCAAATTATTTCAACCTTTAACCTATTCTTAACATAAATTACTTTTGAATAATCATAATTCTTATCAGGGTGTAATTCTTTTGCTTTTTTTATAAATTCTTCAGTTTTATTCATAATTGACTTTATATCTATTGAGCATATAAAGTCAATTACTTTTTCACCATTCCTTCTGAAACCGAATATCCGCAGCTTCCGGACCTAATACAATATAATCACCAATATCATAATCCTCGTAAGTGAATAGATTTACATATATTTTTTCATCTGATTTATGAAGTTTAACCCAATACATATCTATCGAGTTCTTGTCTTTTTCAGTGCTTTCAATACTCAAGCCGTCCATCATAGCCTTGACGTTTACTTTATCAATGCCTTTATCGTAAATAGTTCCTCTATCTGAAAGATTGTATCTACAGCTTGTTAAACTGACAATTAACACGACTATTAAGATTATTTTTTTCATTTGCCTCCCCCCATATTCGCATCCATCATATCAGCTATATGCAGGGCAAGAGCAAGAGGATATTTTTGAAAAGCTTTATTTATATTTCCACTATTTCTTGCGCTTTCATCATATGCGCCCATATGAAATCTGATTGCATAACGCTCTTCATCGTTTAATCTAATAAATTTTTCAATAAGCATGACAGACTTTTCGCCATGACCGTATGGCTCCTGATCATCAATTTCATAATATGGTACTTGCTCCCATTTTCCCGTATTTTCGTTTTTAACATTTCTTGTACTGACTTTATAAAAATTGGTCTTGCACAAGTCATGCAATAAAGCGCAGATTATTACAGAGTCAAAGTCAAAGTTAAATTTTACAAATTTATTCATTTTAATTACATCTAAAAGACATTTATAAACATTGTAAGAGTGTAAAGCCAGCCCACCTTCGAAGCTGCTGTGATATTTCGTACTCGCCGGAGCTTGAAAAAAATCAGTTTCGTTTTCCATGTAATTAATAAAGTCAAACATATTAACCCTGTTAGTCGATTTGAGTAATTCCAGTATTTCTTCTCTCATTCAATCCATCCTTTTATTGTATTGTTTCAAACTCTCGTTCTTCTTTTGCTTTTAGCGTCTCCCAAGTCCAACCCTCTGACAATAATTGTTTTCTGACTTTTAATTCAATCTCAGTATCAGGTTTTTCCATACACTGCAGCCGTTCCCATACTTCCCGACAAAGTAAGCACAAACAACTCACACCGGTCTTTGTATCGGTCTTATAACTTAATCTGAACAGACTTGTATTGTCCTCATTCAGATCTGACTTACAAAAATAACAACTGCTTTTATCAATGACAATTTTATCGTCAAACTCCTGGTTGTCTTTTTCGGCTTCATTCATTGTTGGTATTCCCTTCGGGTGATGGGGGAATAATAATTGGTTTAAGATTATTATTTTTTAAAACTTTTGAATTTGTTTTTATATTACCTTCGGTTAAAACTTTCATTCCTCTTCTCCTTTTTCTTTCTCAGGCTTTTTCGCAGGAACGATTACAATCTCTCCAGTGTGCTCGACCTTTTCTGTCACCATACCCAGAACTTTTAAAAGCTCACTAACAGCTTTACCGCTATCTTTGAGTTTAACCGATCTATTAACATTAACACCGTTTTGAGTTTCGTTCACTGTCTCTTTTATTTCTGAGATAAGAAATGTATCGGACTTATCAAAAGGTTTGACGTTCATTCTGTCACCATCAAACTCAACAACGTCCGATATGTCTGCATTAGCAATTTTTAACAAGTTATCAAAAGTTCTGCCTATCTCAACTTTTCTGTTATTCCAAAGCTCATCGTAATAACATTGTATGTACTCTGAAATTTTAGGTGATTTTAGGAGTTGATGAGAACTAACCCCTGCTGCTAAATATTTAGTCTTCGGATAAACACTCATATAACTTTTAACAGCATTTCTAGTCCGTATATATTCAAGAATAAAATTTTGGTGATCCGGTTTAAAATCCTTTAGCTCAATCTTTTTAGGAGCAGTGCTTTCGACTTTTTTCTCTTTTTTAACCTTTACAGTCTTTTTGACTGCTTTTTTGACCGGAACTGCCATTCTCATTCCCCTACAGGCTGATTTACAGCGTCACAGAGAGCATTTTCAAGCACTTCCTGACCCGTTATACCTTTTTCATCAAAACAAGGGTTTTTAACGTCCTTAAAAAACAACCAGAACTTCTTCCGGAAAAGATCACCGCACCCTCCAATAGCAAACCTGTATCTGCCCGTTATACATTTTTTTTGATTAGCACAATAACCGCACCTGGTTTCTCTGATCATACCCATTGTACTTATTTTATCAGCAAGAGGGAAGCACGTTTCAACGACTTTCATAACGTGAACAGGTAGCTTGATTCCTGAAGCTGTTATTATTTTTATAAGTTCTACACAAAGCACACGGTATAGATTTATTTCCATGTGCTGTCTGCTGCGCTGTCTCGATTTGTCTTTCATCTTATTCCTTTTTCCCTTTCGTAATGATTTAATTCGACTATAATCCAATTGTCCTGATTTCGTTTTACACTTTCTTTTTCAACAATCATTTTAAATATGTTTTTATCGTTGTCAATCACTTCTGCGTCTTGCATAGAATCTAAAAGAGGTTTTACAAAAGCGTCAAGATCATAGTGAGTTCCGACTTCGACACTTACCGCATACGGTGGTTTTATTTTCTCAAGTCCTTTGTTTTGAATTTTTAATTCTCTGACAAGATTTTCTTTTTTACTTCGATACGTTTGTTTAAGACTGAAATTTTTATTAAACTTGTCATTAACTCTGGGAAGTAAAACAGTTTCAAGACTTAAGACAACCACTATTCACAAGCCCTGTAAAAATAAGTAGTGGTTTCTTTTCTGCCTTCTCCGATCTTTACAACTTTGATTTCATCGTTGTCGGTTAAAATATCCTGTATTTCTTTTCTGAGTTCGGGCTTATAATTTTTTATAAAAAGAGTTATATCTTTTTGAGTACGTCCGGTTTCTCCGGCATCTTTTATATATGCTATTACTTTTTCAATTTTGCTATTCTGCTTTTCAATTTTAACATCGTCTGTAAAAAATACATAATCTCTGCGAAGAAGAAATTCCATAGGAACTATATAAACCTCGTTGAAAATAAAGTTTGTTTTAACAACTTTTTGAAAATTTATGTCTTTGCTTTTCATGGCTTCGACAAGCATGTCATCAAATATACCCGCATAAGCTTCAACCTTTGAACTTGGCGTTACTTTATCAACAGTAGTTACAGGCAACATATTGCCACCGATTGTAATATAAAAATGAAACATCTTGTTTTTACAGACAACGCATACATCACTTACGGTCTCAGACATATTCGTGTTTTTATTGGTATCCATAGAAAACATTTTAGTGAATATGCTGTAGTTAATACTGCCTTTGATAAAATCATAAATATTATGATAGTTTTTAAATTCGTCTTTTCTCATCACAAATCTCCTTTTTATTTTTTATTAAAATATTCTTCAAGAATAAGATTTATAACCGTACTCATTGAAGGTCTTCTAGTGGATGTAGTCGATTCTTCCTGTAATCGGGTTTGCTCTTTTGATATTTTATTTTTTAAATCCACTGTTAAGTCTAATTGAATTTTGGGTACTGAATTAACCATTTATTTATCTCCTTTTTTTATTTAATATAAAATATATAGATATTTTTCTGTCAATTACTTTTTCAGGCTTTAAAACTATACAAAATTATAGGTTCTGTATGGTTCTGGACTGGTTCTTATATTTTAATTTTAATAACGATTAAATAACTCCTGATATAATCAGCGACTATATTTACGTTTCTTATAGTTACTGACTTTTCTTATAAAATATCCAAAAAACACACCCTATATAATACCCTTTACAAAATAGACAAAATACTATTTATTTGTATGGTATTAATATTATAAATAACACCTGAGAAGGTAGGTCTCTAGTTCTGGATTTTTTTCTTCAAAAGTTAGTAACAATAGGAAACCAATTACTATAGATAGTATTAATTAATAAAATAATATACAATAATAAGAATAATATACATATAATAGTATTTAGTAACAGTTCTTGTATATTCAAAATCGTAATGAAAAAAGGGTCTTTAAACCCATTGGTTACTTAAAACGAGTTACTGATTATTTTTTAAAAAGTAGTAACTGATAGATATTTTAATTTTGAAAAAATTGTAAAAACGATTGGTTACTGAAAATAGATAAAAAACAGGATTTTAGTAACCTTAAAACCTGTGATGGATAGCATTGGTTACTTATGGGAAAGTAACCGTTTAAGTTAAAAAAAATAACTTTATTGGTTTAAAATTTAAAAAAATAAAAATATTGACATATATATTTAATATATTTTACTTATTTTTATTAGGAATAATTGGGGGTAAAACTTGTGCAGGACAAAGAAATTAAAAATTTAACTGATAAAATATCGGATAAAATTTTAGAAAGTTTGATTAAAAAAATCAAAAAAGAGGTGAGAACTTCCCAAACTATTCAGGATGTAAAGATTGGTTTTGATGAGATTTTACACGAAGAGGAGTATCTCATCAGCGTCAGATTGAATGATTTAATTTTTAAAACTTATGGATCTTTTGGTTTATGGTCGGTTTATCAGCAAACACAATACAAAGATTTTGCATGTTTAAAGCAAAATTTATTGACTAAAAAAGTTGCTCTGGAATGGATTTTGACTAACTTCTAAAATACAAAAAGCCCTGTTTTACCAGGGCTTAATGCAAAATAAAAAGGAGATTGATTGAATGAAAAAAGTAAGTTTATGATAATAACGACATGGATGTATTGTCAAGTCTTTTTATTCTGTTCTTCTCAAAACAAACTCTTTAAAAAATAATGTCAGTATAACAGCTCCATCATTATAAAATAAGCCAAAACATTCTTTTTCGGCAGCGTACCCGTATTCGATTTTAAATATCTGAATGGAAAATGAGTATATTTTTCTGTTTATGTAGTCCGGTTCGTTGTCAAATTCTATCTGTAAAGGTATAAATTTTATGTTCATTTTATAATTCTCCATTTTGTAAATTTTTTTAAATAAGTTTTCACTTTTGATAATACTTTTTTAGAGTTTTTAGATGATTCCGATCTCACTTGGGTTTGCAGCATCGAAGAGGTAATACTGGGAAGTTGTACTCATTGAAGAATGGTGAAGTGCTTTCTGTATTTTGTCCAGTGGTAACTTTCTGACATCTCTGAGATACACAGCAAAAGAATGGCGCAGGATATGCGCACTTATGTCTCGACCTATCAATAACCCTGCTCTAGCAATCTCCCTGGTAATGTGTTCTCTACTAAATTGCTTGCCGTTGTGTTCAAACAGGTGAATTTTACCCTTAAAGTGCTGATTTATCTTTTTATACATTTTGACATTGATATAAACAATAGCTTCTTTGCTTCGTTTACCAACAATTCTTATTTCATAGTAAGATTTTTTTCCATTTTCGATAAGCTTGCATTTATTATGCTCACAGTTGATCATCTCACTTACTCTAAGCCCTGTCCAGAACAGAAATTCAATCATAATACCGATATTTTC